CAGGATAGGCAAAACAATGAAAACAAAATTAGTGCTTTATTCATATCACAAAAAATACTCCTTTCTTATTTTTTTGGCAGCAATGCCGAGCAAGTGCCAAGGCGCACACCGCGTCATCATGCAACCCCGTAGGCGCAGAATACCTCATGCCCGTTGCCGTATGTTCAAATTCAAAGTTCCGCATTTCGTCTGCAATTACCCCCTCGGGAAAACCTATGGCAGCAGCGTGAACATCAGCGGTCAACTGCTCCATCATTTGCTGTTTTGATTGCGATGTGAACTTCACCCCGATAACCCGAGGGCAGCGTTTTTGTATCTTCTCAACAATCGGATCACCTACGCCCGTGCTGTCAATCGCGCAGGGTGTTGTGCCTATCAGTTCAATTATATGCTGCTCAGTCTGCGCCCAATCCTTTTGGAAGCGTTCAAAGTGGCAGACATTGTAATCTTTGTCAAGCCCGATAATTACCGTCCAATCGGTATATTTTGCAAGGTCGATGCCATACCATTCAGCAGGGGCGGTCGATTGCGCTTTGATGCAGCGGTCAATATAGGACAGCCCAAACGGGTTGCTTCCGTCCTCGGTAGGTTCGGCCAAATACAACTCCGAAAATATATGCTGCGGCAGGTCGCGTTTAGCCTGCTCAATTTCGGCCAAGTCTAATATCCCAGCGTCCACCCCGTCATAAGCGGTTATCTTGTAGAACTGATACCCCGGTTCACCAGCCTTTGCCCGTTCACTTAACTTGTAGCCCCAATTCTTTTTGCCCTTTACATTCCCGATTAGTTTACATTTGCCCTGAGTTTTGGTAAGTGTGGAACGGAGTGCGAACCACGCTTCTTCTCGCGCCCGTGTGAACTCATCAAACACCGCAGCATATACATCGTCCCCATATAGGTTGTCGGGCTTTTCTGCCGACTTGAATTGAATGATACCCCCCGTTGGTGTGGTCAATCGCAATTTGCTTTCATTCACTTTAAAAAAGCCTTTATCCGTTACCTGAGTTCGCATACGATTAAACGCAATTTCTGCCTGCTGATACACTGGAGCCACCCACCACACGGATTGATTTTCTTTGAGTGTCAATGCCTGCTCAAACAGCCAAATAATATGACTGGCTGTCTTGCCTACTTTGGTGGCGGCAGCGGTTACGGTGTACCTTGAAGGGCTGTCAAGTATAGCCCGTTGGTAGTCCGTTACGAATGGGCGTGTGTAGTGGATGCGCACGATTCTAATTCATCAATCTGTTGCAGTATCTGCATTTTTTGTTGTGCTAAAATATCCCATTTTCGTGCTTTCTTTGCATATTTTTGGGTTTGCCACCCGTCTTGCATAACAGAAGTTCTGCAAGTGGAAAGCTCATTTTCTATTTTAAGCAACCTTGATTTCAGTTGCTGTAACTTCGTATTGTTGGTCATTTGTTAAATTGTTTATATTATCAGTTTTTACTACTCTAATAAGTTCGCCAGCAGCATAAACGCCTTGTTCTTTTATTGAACGGATTTCGTAAACTTTTGCGTTCTTTTCTGATTTGAAGATTATTGTTTTCATTTGTTTGTGTTTTATTATGATGCAAATATAGTATAGATTTTTATACTTGCAAACATTTGAACAAATATTTTTAAATTATTTTTTGCACGACTTGTAAAACTCCAATCTGTTCAGGTTTATGGCTTCAAAGTTATGGTGGGTGTTGCAGTATATCCGGTTGGCTTCACCCCGTGCCGCTTTGAGTGTGTCCATTGATTTAGCCATTGCCTTCACCCAGCTTTCGGTGGTGTTTTCTGCATACATTATTCCGGGGTTTGCTTCCATTGTGCTGTAAGGCTTCACATAACTGGCAATCACTGGCAAGGCATACGCCCCGGCTTCAATGACTTTCAGTTCAGATTTGCAGTTATTCCACTTGATATCTTCGAGGGGTGCGAGTGCCACATCAAATAAGCGGTAAAACAAGCCGTATTCATTAACCTGCTGCGCACCGCTAACCTTCACCTGCTCCCTTACCTTATCCGCGCTGCCATTAAATCGGTAGAGAATAGACTGCCACAAATGATGCGGTTGGTATCCGCACAAATAGAACTCCACTTCGTTGGGGTAAGTGTCGCACATATAAGCTATCGCATCGCTTATCATCTGAATATCGTTGGCATGGGTAAGCCCACCCACCCAGCCGAACCGCACCTTATCCGATTGCGTCTTTTCACCAAGCCATTGTTCGTCCGTGAGGTTCAAAGCATTTGGCAGCACACACACATTTGGATTGATTTGCCGCACCTCGTTTGCCAGCGTGTCGGTGGTTACAGTAACCCCGGCAGCGTAATGTATGGCGTCTTGCACTGCCCCTTTGAGGTCGTTGGTTTTCGCCCAGCGGTAGGCGTGGTGAAACTTCGGCAGCCGCCAGTAATCGTCCACATCAATGACATAGGCGATATTGTGTTTGGCAAGGTGTACCAACACATCATAGTGCCGTTTCCCGATATAGCGGTTAAACACCACCAAATCGTATTGCGTAAGGTTCGGAGTGCCTTTCTCGTTTATGTCCGTGCAAATATCCACTTCCAATTCAGGGTGAGTAATTTGCAGGTATTTTAGCGGAGAGTAAAGGCGGTGGTATTCCACGCCCCCCATGCCTTCCCAAAGTGCGAGTATCTTCATTTTTTGATATTCTTAATGTCGGCCATAATCATGCGAATAAGGGGGCTAACTATTTGCACATATTGAAACCTGAGTTTTAGTTGCACATTTGCCCGGTGGCGTTTAAGGTGTCTGTGTTGCGCCCGTACTTTCATATTTTTCTTTGTAGTATTTTTCAGCCTTTTCGCTTTGACAAGAGTAAAAGGGTTGCCCTTCAATATGTGCATCAATAATTTGTTGCCGTTCCATTTCTTTGGCTTGTTGTTGTAAATGATCTAAGTTTGTATATGATAATGGTTTATTACCATCAAAATATCCTTGCTTCAACATTTCCTCAACCAACCATTCAACTGCTGTTTGTTTCATTATCCTAAGTCTAATGTGATTTTAATTTCGCCCTGCACCGTTTGATTTACATCTGCCGTTTCTTTTGGCTTCCCGTACACACGGGACAGCAAGGTTTCAATCGAATAAAGGCTGCCCTTCTCCAATGACTTCCGCATGGCGTTGGCAATCGTCTTTTCCAATATTGTTGCTTTCGGGTTCTGCCACACCTCTTTCAGTTCGTCCAAGTCCATTGACAGCATCGCCTGAATGGTGTCGTTTATTTCGGCAAGTTTGTACCCCTGCTCTTTGAGAAGAGTTACATACTTTTTAGGTCTGCCGTTGGGGTTGAGTGTCTGCCCCTTTTGCATTTTGTGGGGTAATATATTTTCTGGGTTTGGCATGGCTGTTATTTCGCTGTTTTATACGGCTGCCCGTTGCGTTTGATTTCAAGTGTCGGGTCAAGTTTAATCATTCGGTCAATTATCACTTGGCAATACTTTGGGTCAAGTTCTATGCCATAGCACTTGCGTTTAAGTTGGTGGGCTGCGACCATTGTTGAGCCGCTACCGAGAAATAGGTCTAATACTAAATTGTTATTTTCGGTTGTATCTTTTAACGCTTTCTCAATAAGTTGTATTGGTTTCATTGTGGGGTGCTTTTTTGGTGGAACTCTATCAAATTCCCAAACATCCTGACCCCTACCATTTTTTAATTGTATTCTCCCTTTATGCAAAAATAACATTACCTCATACTGACCTGCATAAGCCCCTTTTAAATCTCCCATTGACCAGTTATTTTTTTTCCAAATAATGATATTTTTTAAATCAAAACTATTTTTTTCAACTTCAAGTATCCATTCTTTTATTGTTTGCCATCCGCAAAACAAATAAATAGCAATATTGTCTTTTGAAAATAAATATACATTAGGCAAAAAATCAAGTATTTTATCATCATTAAGCAATTCTTTGTGTTTTTTTTGATAATTGCTTTCATAAGAATACCCATAAGGAGGGTCAGTAAATACCATATCAGCCTTTTCCCCATCCATCAACTTTGCCACTTGGTCGCTATCCGTACTATCCCCACAAAGCAAACGATGCTCACCTATATCGAATAAGTCACCAAGCACAATATCGGTCTGCAATTCATTGGGCATTTCGTAGTTATCTTCTTCTGCTGCCAATTCGATTGCATCCATAGGCGGCAACTCCAACCCCCACGCCTCTAATTTTTCAGCATCCCATTCGTTTGCGAGTGTGTTCCAATCCCACTCACCAAAGCCTACATTGTCCTTAATCAAAAACTGCGCCCGTTGTTCTTCACTCCATTCGTCTGCCAACATGATAGGTACTTCGCCATGACCGATGTCTTGCAGTGCTTTCAGTCGCATATTGCCACCCAGCACAATGTAGTTTTTGCCCTCGGTATAACAAACCAGCGGACGCTTTTCCAACATTTCAGGAAAGTCAATAATTGACTGCTTTAACTTTTCGAACCTTGCATCCCTTATCGCACGGGGGTTGTTTGGGTTTGGCTGTACCCGTTTAATATCTACCCAAGTTATCATTTTTCGTATATCCTTACATTTCGGTTGATGTGGTTGCCTACTTTGAACCCTGCCAACTGCATGAAGTGGTCAAGCCCTGCATGACTCCATATTGTACAATGACCAACCTTCGGGTCGATGTAAGCATCGTCCTTCGTTAGCCAATCTGCAAATGAAGTTTCAATCATTACTTTGCCACCCTCTTTCAATAGTAAATGTACCCCAGACAACTCCGGGAACGGGTATGACAAATGTTCAACGACTTCAATCATTGTAACGCAATCGTATTTCACATTATACAGGAAGTTGAACTCGGGGTTGTACGGGTCATATCCGTTTGACTTAACACCTTTCTGCCTGAGATAGGACAAAAATTGTCCACGACCGCACCCATAGTCTAAAACATACCGATTGCTCGGGGTGATTGCTTTGATGCGTTCAAGCCGGGTAGCGTTCAGTTCTTCGCTGTTGCGTTCTTCTTGTTTTTCACCGCCAACCATATCGGTCTGGTCGATTGACTTGCTGTGTAGTGTGCCGAATTGGTCTTTATGATACTTTACTCCCCTTTTAGTAAAATATAACTCGGTCGGCCAGTCTTTTAAAAATTGTTTACTCATATTTGTACTTCATGATTTGAATGAGGTTTACCAATGTGAACGCCCCATATCCGTTCACCCCCGTTGGTATTACATTATTGGCATACGGGCATACTTCAACTATCCTTGGATGCTTTAGGATTTCAGCGATCGCATAGGCCATTGACTGGTTCCCGATAAACAACTCACTGCCCTTAATTACTGAGGCCAACTCCGCGAAGTCCTGAACCTCTGTGTAAGTCATGCCGGGAAGTTTTGCAGATAGCACCCTAAATTCTTCGGGCAGCCCTACGAATGTCATTTTATCCGCATAGGGTTTTAAAACCATATAATCAAAGGTCGGGTTGTGATACCTTGCTGTGCGGTTAATTACAATCGGCCGGGTTGTTTTTGGTTTGACTGCAATCTCAATGTGATGGGATAGGTCGCAGGTAAGCCGGGGGTATGTGTGGAAATACCATTGCGATATATGCCCGGTGTAGTTGTGGAACTTTCGGAAGGTGTCGAAATCATAATCAACCTGCCCAGGTTGTTCAGTGATTTGAATTGACTTAATAAACCCGGTGGCGAATAGCAATGGCCGGAGCATATCGCACATAGCGTAAGTCAACTGCACTCCATTATTTGGGTGCTGCAAACTGGCTTGAAGTGGCACATTTGGAACTAAAACCAATTCAATGTCTTCGCCTATTTGTCGCATGGCTGGCAACGAATAAATGAGGTCGCCTGCGTTTCCGCTGTGTTTTACTCTCTGCATAGTTCTTTGATAAAATCGGTTAAACAAGTTTGGCAAGGTGGCAACCTGCGCCCCTTTCGCTTTTCGTATTCACGGGCAACCGCATCGGCAAGGTCGGGGGGTAGTTGCATTGTTCCCGTGCGGTGCAACTGTTGAAGATGTGGAAATAGTTGCTCTTTGAGTGTCATAGCTTTTTGTCAATTATGGCTGCCACGATAGCGGCCAACGATGCTGCGGCCACGCCCCACATTTCACCCATGTAAGAATGATAGCACACCGACAGCCAAAATGCCAAACAAAAGGCACATTCAAATGGCTTTACACTTTTGCGAAAGTATGAGTTTTTCCCGGTCAAAAATGATATGATCGGGGGGAAGAAATAGCGGCTGGCCAACACTGCCAACGATGCCAGCAGAATTGATTTACTTATTATGTCTGTCATATTGCCTCCTGATTTCGTCTTTCATTGCCTGTATTATTTTTTGGATTTCTCTAAAATTGATTTTGCTATCACGGGCGACCTGCTTAATACTGCGGACTTTTGCGTATTGTTCCCACAAGACACCCACATACCAATCGGAACGGTCATGGTCATGTGCCACACGGGAATACATATCGTTTGCGGTGTTGAGTGCCGATAGTTGCCGCTGATATTCGTCTTCGTTGTACTCGTCATCTTCACTTTCTATTTCTTCGGGCAGGGTTTCTGATGGCTTACGGAAGTCCCGGTAAAACCTTTGCTTGCCATTGCCGTGGTAAAGCCTAACCAAAATGCGGATAGCCCACCATTTGAGGAAGCCGTCTGCATGAATTTTGCAGATTTCTTCATCCGACTTGCTGCAAATGACCACCCAAAATTCCTGATAAAGGTCGTCGGCAAGGTCGCCCCCGATGTTTTGACAGGCTTCCCGTAACCAACTGGCTCGGGCAAGGTCGTTAAGAATGTCATCCCTTGTCAAGTTTTAATTGGTGTCTCTGTTGCAGGTATTCAAGCCATTGTTTGTTGTCGCCATATTTGGTGTGGCAAATTCGGCACAATGCCATGAGGTTTTCTATGCGGTCGGCAAACTTACTGCCACCCATGCCACGGGGTTTGATGTGGTGAATGTCAACGGCTTGACTTCCACAACACTCACACGGGATAAAATCGGACTTGTCGTACCCGAAATGTTTTAAATATATGGCCGTGTGCTTCTGCACTCACAAAGTTTTGTCGATTATTTCTAACTTTTTTTAAAAAATTATTCAGAAAGTTTGCACAATATAAAATTATACACTACATTTGCAGCACTATGACACACGAAATGGAAGGACACGAAGCCCAGCGGTTATTCTCGCAGGGCGAACATTCAGGGTTGAACCCGTACAATCAGGGCAGCAATGAGCATGACCAGTGGGAACAAGGCTGGCAATGGGCTTTGGAAATGGAAGTTAGGCAAATCAATGAGCAATGGCAATATGAAACAGAAAGAAATTTTTAAACCTCGTCTTTTTAACGACCACTTCCAAAATTACAAAACCTATGGCATACCAAAGGCGCAGCTAATTATTGCGGACATTCCGTATAACATAGGCAAAAATGCATACGGAAGTAACCCGTCTTGGTATGTTGACGGAGATAATGCAAATGGCGAAAGTGAACTGGCCGGAAAGGAGTTTTTTGATACCGACAAAGATTTTAGAATTAGCGAGTTTTTACACTTTTGCTCTACGATGTTGGTTAAAGAACCAAAAGAAACCGGGAAAGCCCCTTGCATGATTGTTTTTTGTGAATTTGAACAGCAGTTTGAATTAATACAAAAAGCGCCAAAATATGGATTGAAGGGATACATTAACCTTGTTTTTCGCAAAAACTTTTCGGCTCAGGTGTTAAAAGCAAATATGCGTGTGGTGGGTAACTGCGAATATGGATTGCTTTTATACCGGGATAAGTTGCCAAAGTTTAACAATAACGGCAAAATGGTTTTTAACTGCATAGATTACCCACGCGATACCGAACGCGAAAAAATACACCCAACGCAAAAACCAGTGAAATTATTGCAACATCTTATCGAATTGTTCACAGACCCGGGAGAAGTTGTTATTGACCCATGCGCTGGCAGTGGCAGCACATTATTGGCAGCGGCACAAACATTCCGCAAGGGTTATGGCTTTGAGATTAAGAAAAACTTTTTTAAGGAAGCCAACGAAAAAATGTTAAAAAACATTCAGGCAAATTTGTTTTAATGAATTTTCTATTGTATAATTGCACATCGGAACATCAGGACTTGGAACCCCTGCCGTAAAGAAGATGACAAACAGAAACATACAAAACACCATTCACAAGTACGATGCGGTCGCAATCTTCCGGCCGGTTCCAACATCGGAAAGTGGATGGTGTTTTTTTATGCAACAACTCAAACACATTCCCCCCGACATCTGCGAAAGGTGTCTTAAAGTACTCGCTGCCGAAATTGGTCAGCTGGAAGTACGGCAACAAATTAACCCCATGCCAAAGGAAGCCTACAAAATGAAACGGCTTTCCTTAGATTTGCAGGTCATCAGGTACAAACACATTTTACAACGACATGGCAACCGATAAAAAGTCCTTCGTTCTATACTGCGACCAGCAGAATATTTTTAAACTGCTGCCGGACGATGTGGCAGGGAAGTTAATCAAACACATCTTCGCCTATGTCAATGACGAGAACCCGGAATGCACCGACCTTGTTTTACAACTGGCATTTGAACCAATCAAATTACAACTGAAAAGAGATTTGAAACATTGGGAAGGTGTGCGCGAAAAACGGGCAGAAAGCGGCAAGTTAGGTGGCAGACCTAAAAAGCAAACAGAAGCAAAAAAAGCAAATGGTTTTTTTGAAAAGCAAACGAAAGCAAAAAAAGCTGTTAATGTAAATGTTAATGTTACTGATAATGTAAATGTAAATGATACTGTTAATGTAATAAATAAAGAAATATCTTATTATAGGCAGTTTGACCATTTAAAAATTACACAGCCGGAATTTGATAAACTGGTGGCAGAAGGTTGGTTGCCTGAGCAGGTAGACAATATTTTGAGCAGAATAGAAAACTATGCGCAGAATAAAACATACAAGTCGCTGTACTTAACTGCTCGTAACTGGCTGCAAAAAGAACCCAAGACCGGACTTATTCCTGAACATAGACGTAGATTAGTAATGTAATGGCAGTATATTCATTTTACAATATCGACATACCACCGGGTAAAACGGCAGGTGAAGTTCAAACGCTTTGCCCACAATGCAGCCACACCCGTAAAAAGAAAACCGACCGCTGTCTATCCGTGAACCTCGACAAAAAGGCTTGGATTTGCCACCATTGCGGTTGGAAGGGTGGCATTATTGACCGCCCCGAGGTAGTCAAATATGAAGTTCCTGAGTGGCAAAACAACACCGCACTAAGCGACAAGGTGCTGAAATGGTTTGAAGGCCGCAGAATAACCGCTGCCACACTGAACAAGATGCAGATCAGTGAGCAGTTGGAATTCATGCCACAACTAAATAAGGAAGTCAACTGCATCTGCTTTAACTACTTTGAGGCTGGGCAGTTAAAGAATGTGAAGTATCGGGATGGCGCAAAACATTTTAAGATGCACAAGGGCGCAGAACTTATCCCGTACAACATCGATTGCCTTGCGACCGCTACCGAGGTTTGGATAGTCGAGGGCGAAATGGATGCACTTGCATTGATTGAAGCCGGGATTGATAATGTTATATCCGTTCCAAACGGGGCGCAACCGAACCTCACTTTCTTCGACCGCTTTATGCCCGGCTTTGACCACATCGAAAAAATACACATTGCAGTTGACAATGATGCGCCCGGCATTGATTTACGCAATTCTATTGCGGATAGGTTTGGCAAGGACAAATGTAATTACATCGTATATCCCGAGTGCAAAGATGCCAACGAATACCTGCTGCTCAATGGTGCGATTGCACTGCGCGAAGCCAGCCACAATTTCACGGAGTTTCCGATGCTGGGCGTGTTTAAGGTAACGGACTTTTTGACCGAGATTGAAAACCTTTACAACTTCGGACTGCCTGCCGGGGCTACAACCGGAGTCAATAAGTTTGATAAAATGCTGTCATTTCACAAAGGCTATTTGACAACAATCACGGGCGTACCCGGCCACGGAAAATCAGACTTCTTAGACTTTGTGCTGATGAAGTTAATGATTAAACACGGGTGGAAAGGTGGCTTTTACAGCCCCGAAAACCGACCGACCGAACTGCATATCTCAAAGTTAATGCGAAAGATTACACAACGGCCTTTTATGGGGCGCGACCGAATGAGTCAAGAGGAAGTTTTTGATGCGGTTATTGAACTTGAAAAGCACATTTTTTTCATTAAGCCGGAAAAGGACAACACACTTGACAGCATCTTTGCCAAGGTGGCCGAACTCAAAAACCGCCACAACATCGACTGGTTTGTCATAGACGCTTGGAATAAATTGGAACACCAATATACCGAAAGCGAAACCAAATATATCGGGCAAAGCCTTGATAAGATTGTGAACTTTTGCGAAAAATACAATGTGCATTGCTTTCTGGTGGCGCACCCACGAAAAATCCAAAAGAATGAGGATAGCAGTTACCACATACCGACACTTTACGACATCGCAGGGAGTGCCAATTTCTTCAACAAGACCGACAATGGGATAACCGTTTATCGGAATTTCAAAAACAACACGGTCGAAATTCATGTGCAGAAGGTGAAGTTTAGCCATTGGGGTGAAGTGGGAATGTGCGAATTCAATTATCACATACCAACCGGACTATATGTATGAGACACGGAAGTTTATTTAGTGGCATTGGTGGGTTTGACCTTGCAGCCGAATGGATGGGCTGGGAAAATGTATTTCACTGCGAATGGATGGAATTTCCTCGCAAAGTATTGGAATACTATTGGCCGAATGCCGACAGCCACATTGATATATGCAAAACTGATTTTAAAAAATATGCAAATAGAATTGATATTCTCACCGGGGGTTTCCCCTGCCAACCATTCTCACTCGCAGGAAAGCGAAAGGGAACAGATGACGAACGCTACTTGTGGGGCGAGATGTTACGAGCAATACAAGAGATTAAACCCACATGGGTCATTGCAGAAAATGTCTTTGGTATCACAAATATTGACGGGGGACTGGTTTTCGAGCAGGTGTGCATTGACTTGGAAAATGAAGGGTACGAAGTTCAACCGTTTATTATTCCAGCTGCGGCCAAAAACGCACCGCACAGAAGGGACAGATGCTGGTTTATTGCCCACAATAACAGCATCATTCGGGGAAAGGGGAGGAAATTTAAATCCGCAAAGCAATCACGATACGGAAAAGGCAATGAGAATAGCAATACCGAAATTAATGGGAATGCTACCGACACCGACAGCAATGGACAGCACCAATGCAACGGCAACAATGAAATCAACCCAAGTAAAGGAAGGAACAATGCACTCGGTAACGCTGAACAGGGCAATGGCAATGGGAATGCTACCGACACCAGCAACAAGAGATTACAAGGGAGCCAGGACATCGGAAACATTAAAAAAATCAGGCAGAAATCACACCAATTCGCTACCAGATGCGTTCAATCAACCTGGCAAAACTTCCCAACTCAATCCCCGATTTGTAGCGGAGATGATGGGCTTCCCACCGAATTGGACGGAATTACCTTTTCTAAATGGAGAGCAGAATCAATCAAAGGCTACGGAAACGCCATAGTGCCACAAATAGCCTACGAACTTTTTAAGATAATAGAGCATGAGCATAATAAATGAAAACCAAACCGCCACGATTTACCGACTCAAAAAAGAGGTGAAGTATTGGCAAACAATGGCTGCGAGATACAGCCGTAAGAACGAAGAAGTGGACGAATTGAAAGTCTGTATTGAGGCAATGCACCGGGATATCGACTATCTCAAAACAATGCTGGGTGAAAAGAACAAACAACCTTCAATGCAAGAGTTAATCGAGGAGGCTATCGGGGGCGTTTTCCCGTACTTTTTACCCACGATGATAGCATCGCGCAGCCGAAAGGGTGAAGTTGTGAACCTGAGGCACATTTGGTTTAAACTCATGTATCAATATTCCGGCCTGAGTTTGACAAAAATTGCGAACATAGCGCAGCGAGACCACTCCACCGTTATCCACGCCTGCCGAAAAGTTGACGACCTTTGCCATGTTGAACGGGAATATTGCCGAAAATTTAACCAAATAAATGAGGCATTGATTTTGAAATTAAAGTAAAAAAAACTATATTTGCACCATGTTAATACTCGATATATGTTTATCCGACCTGCCCAGCGAGGCAATCACCACCGCCAAAAATGGCAAGAAGTACATCAAACTCGTTTGTTCAGAACGCAAATCTGAGGGCAAATTTGGTGAAACCCACTACATTGCACTCTCGCAAACCAAAGAAGAACGAGAGGCGAAGAAGCCAACCGTCTATGTGGGCGGTGCGAAGGCTTACAAATCTGTAACTAACAAAGAGGTTAGCCAAACGAAACCAAGTTCAAATTTTGACAATCTTGATTTACCCTTCTGATGAGTTTAGAATTTGCAAAAAAAATATTTGACAAACAAATTAAAAATACAACAGGACTTGAAAAGGAAAGGCAAAAAAGCGCAAAAAACCTTTTTTTGTTAAGTCAAGAATTATCACCATTAGATTACAAGATTTTAAGAAATATCAATCCTGGTGAGTTTGGGACAAAACCAATGACTGAGT